ATGACGACCGCAATTGACCAAGCCACCTGCGCAAAAGAACAGTTCATTCTGCGATTTCCTGCGGGGATGCGCGCACAGCTCAAAAATATCGCTGCCGCCAACCGTCGCTCGCTGAACGCCGAGCTCTTGCTGATGATTGAACGTGGATTGGCTGCCGCATGTGAGCCGCAGAGTACTCTGCAACCCGGGCGCGTCAAAGATTTATCAAATTTGAAGAAAAAGAATATGGCTTAAGCGAGCCGAAAGAACCTGAAATAAGAAAGGGCGCCCTGCAAGGCGCCCCTCTATTCAGTGCAAACGCCCTGGCGTCACCAGGTGTTGTGGTCAAAGATGCTGAAGACATCTTTTGGCCTGTGAATCACATCGTCCATTTGAAAGAAAAACATGATCAACGAAGCCGATGTTAAAGCGAATTCCGGTAAAACGCAACATTTACTTGCTGACACGTCGTTGGTAGCTTGCGCGCCGCTCCAAACACTGATGAACCTGGACCGCTACCTTGGCGCCAGCGGCTATGACGCCTCCCATCCGTGGCGCTTAGAGATTGCCGCTGCGGTCGCGGCTGACCAGAGCCCCAATGTGGAGCAGCAGTTCCGCGAGATCGCTCTGGCTCGCGCCAATGATGCCGCTGATCTTGCGACAGTGGCGGTCAGCTTCATCAATGATCATATTTCGCCCGCAGTCGGTGCGCTTGTGGAGGTGATCGAGGGTCAGGAAAAAACTGAATACTCAAGCCGTTATTCGCACTTGGTCTTACGCCTCGCGAAATTGGCTCGCCATTTGGTGATCGACGCGGCCACTTGCTTGGAAAGCGAGCGCGACGCGATGCATGCAAAGCTCGCTGCCTTGGAAAACGAGGTGGCAGCATGAGCCGCCATTCCGTCGCCCCTCAAGCCTTGCCAGCGTTCTCGTGGTTGTATGGCGGGCTCCAGCACGATCCCGCCGCTCAATTCATTGCGAAGTCGAAGGACGCATGGCGCGGCGTGGAAACCTGCCTCCAACTGGTCAACACGAGCGAATTGGAGCGACTGCACAATGCGGACGCTGACCCAGGCGAAGAATTGCTCCCGGTTCTGAGCATCATCGACACCGAACGCTTGTTGCGACTGGCGATTGTCACCGCTCAGACGTGGGGCGACCAATGCGAAAGTCACATTTCCTTCATGCAGTCATCCGCGAGGGACACGGCGGCTGCCCGCCGCGGTAAGAACCCAAGTCAACCTGGAGACGAAAAATGAGCGACACTGCCGAAAAAATTGCGTTGGGCGCGGTTGACCGTGCCCCATATGAAATTCCGTACCTTTTCCGGAGGTTGCCAGAGCACTTCTCATCTCACTCACCGCTTGCCGAAGCAGATCGGCCTGTTGCTGAGGCCACCGCTCATCACGCCAGTAACGCCAGCGACACCTTAATACACGGGCTTGCTGCGATTGGACATGTCCTGATGCAGGCGGGGCTGAATGCTGAGGGCAGGGTCAGTGGCAACCATTTGGCGCGCTTGGGTGATCTGATCACTCATATGGCCATCGAGGTAGAGTTTTTGCACGACCTTGAGTTTCGGTTAAACGGCGCGCTTGGCGCTGGCCGCCAAGCTGGAGTCAATTCTGCTGCATCGACTAACTCTTGCGGAGGTGCAGCATGAGCGAAAATTTCTTGCAATCTGATTCCATGGAACGCCTTGACGCCGCCTGTGAGACGACCTCTGCGGCGTTGGCGATCATCGACTGTGTTCGCGTCCTCTGTTCGCTTGAACGCGCACCGACAGGAGAGGGTGCGCGCTTTCCTACAGGACATGGGTTTGCCGCTGGCGATACCACGCGCGACGCAAGCATGGCTCTCGCGCTCTACCATGCAATGGGGATAGTGCAAGAAAGTGGGGAATGCCGCAGAGTCAGCGTTCCCACAACTCATGGAGCGAGAGCGCCAAGTCGACTTAGCCGACGGTCGTCGCGGAGGCCGCTGATCGCAAGCGCGTTGTCGTAAAATGTCTCCGCCAGCTCTAGGCTGATCCCCGAAAACCCGTTTCCCTGGCGGGCTGGGCTGGCTTCTTCATATTGGGGCGTTTCAGGGAATGCCATGTCAAAATTACTCAGACTACGGAAGTGGCTAACAGTTGCCGATGCCGCCAAGTACCTTTCTTCGTTGCTTGACGAAACTGTTACCGAGCCAGATCTCTTACGTCTCGCGCTGGATGATTATTTGGTAATCTCGGTTCTTTTCATAAATGGGACTGTAGCTCGGCATTGCGCAAAAGTGCGCCCTGATGAGATTGAGTACGTCGAACTGCCATCCTTGGACGGAGAGCGTCTTGTTCGTGTGCCGGTGGGCGGGCGCGCCTGGGGGGATGCACGAGGTACCTTTCAAGCTTCACCGCGAATTGTTGAACTTGCCGGTGTTTTTGATTTGCCGCTCTGTGATGGAGGGCGTGTAGATGTCGAATATCGCTATCATCAGCTCTGCGGCAATGCTGAGGTGACGCGTGTGACTCTCGATGGACTTTTAGTCCAAAATGGGCAGGGCGAGCTCTACGAGCTGCAAGCATCGTTTAGAGATAATGAATTCTTCAAAGGAAAATTGAAGGCGCCATATGTTCATCCCGATAATTTTCATCCGGCGGGTGGGCTTCCTGAGGATGCTATCCTAGTATTCAGGGCGGAAGAGCTCGGGAAATTTGCACATTCTCTTGGTACTGATCGCCACGAGACAACTGCGGAATGGTCAGTGTCTTCGGCCTCAGCCACCGCCACCCAAGACATGGCCCCAAACAATCAGGCCGCCGACGATTTGCTGAGTAAGCGTGAATCGACCGCGGAGCTCGACTGTGACGGAGTGCTAGTTACCCCGAATGAACGGAACACGCTGCTTCTCATTATTGCAGCGCTTGCGCAAAAGGCGGGGATAGACCCCGCCCACCATAAGTCGGCCAGCGCCATCTCTGACCTGATCAGTTTGCTTGGAGCTAGCGTCAGCAGCCCAACTATCCGCGATAAGCTCAACATGATTCCCGCTGCGGTAGCGCGGCGCGAAGTCGTGGTAGGGCGCAAGCGGACAGGCAAGTAGTAGTCGAGTGAGGCGATTTTTTTCGAATTCAAGTATTTAGAAATCGAATTCGATTTTCTTGGTGTCGCCTCAATCCATGATGCTTCTATCGCCTTTACAGGCATTAAATGGAGTGCAATCATGCTAAGCCAAGTCCTTCGCCCGCAAGTGTCCGCAGCGCGTCTCGGGATGAAGATCTCGACCTTCTACAATCACATTTCCCGCGCGATCCTGCCCCCGACGATCAAGTTCGGGCCGCGCGCCGTTGGGCATCCTTCCCATGAGATCGACGCCATCATTTCCGCGCGCATCGCCGGCAAGAGCGAATCCGAAATCAAAGCCTTGGTGGTCAGTTTGACCGCCGCGCGCCAGAACGCGTAAGGACTCCCCATGAACATTACATCAGCCGCCGGCACGCCGGCAGCGGGGACTCTGCACGCCTCCGCTTTGCAGCCTAGCGCCCCGACCATGTCCAGCATCGAGTTGCTCGAGCTGATTAACTCCGTCCGCGACCTGGATCGCGCAGAGCTACGGCACGACAACTTCATGGCGAAGATTGAAAAACATCCGGGAATTGACGCCCTAAAATTTAAGGGCGTCTACACCGGCGGCAATGGCCAACAACGACCGTGCTACTACCTGCCCAAGCGGGAAGCCGAGCTCATGGTGATGAGCGAATCGCTCGAAGTCCAGACCAAAGTGTATGACCGCTTGGTCCAACTGGAAGCGGCTGTGGCCGACCCGATGGCCAGCCTGTCGCCGGAACACCGTGCGCTGGTGGCGTTGCTGTTCGAGAGCTCGGCCATCAAGGCGCAACAGACGGCCCAAGCTGCTGAACTCGCGGCCCAAGCCGAGAGCATCAAGCGCATCGAGGCCAACCAGATCGCGGCGGTCGCCAGCGTGCAGTCGTTCACGGCGCTCGGCTATTCCCTTTTTAGGGACTTGGGCCTCAGCAAAATCGAGCTGGGCAAGCTCGGCCGGAAAGCGACGGCCCTCAGCAAGGCGCGCGGCATCACCGTCGACGAGGTCGGCGACGGTCGGTACGGCCGCGTCGGCTCTTATCACATCAGCGTGCTCGACGATGCGCTGGTAGCCATTTCGAACTGAGGGGAGCAAACGATGAATCTCCAACAACTCTTGCAGACGAAATTCGAGCAGCGCATATACGGCTCGCTCAAGGTCGGCGATCTGTGCATCTGGCAAAACGTCACCGGTGACGACGCGCACCTGAACGGCACCGAGACGACGATTATTCAGATCAACGAGACCGTGATGGCACGCGCCCCGTATCTGACCGACACGCGCCTGCATGGCATGCGCTGCTGCGGCGAGTCGCACGAGCTGCGCAAGAAGGCGTTGCCGGCACGTGAGGCCGACACCTTGGTGGCCTGGGCGGATTGTCCCTGGCAGCCGGTTGAGCCAGCAGTGTTGACCCTCAGCGACCTGCCCGTCACGCACAAATCAACCACACCAGGGAGCAGCAATGCATAAGGAAATGAGAGTGGTCATGGACATTTGCGCAGCCTCGCGCGCAGCCGGCCTGGTGGCGCGTCCCGACATTGCCAAGTGCCATGGCTCGATTGGTGACCTGACGCCCAAGTGCATCAGCTGCGTGCGCATCCTGGCGCCGGAGGGAGTAGGGCAGCAGTATGCCGAGCCCACGATCACAGGTGACGTATGCAGCCAGTACGCCAGCCTGGAACGCTACGGCCACCTGTTTGTGGCAGCGGCACCGGCAGTGCCGGCACTATCGCCTGAGTCGCAGAGTGAGGTGCACGGTGGCTAGAGCGCGCAACATCAAGCCTGGCTTCTTCACGAACGACGAGCTGGTCGAGCTGCCGTTGGAGGTACGCCTGCTGTTCATCGGTCTGTGGACGATTGCTGACCGTGAGGGGCGCATGGTCGACCGTCCCAGGAAAATCAAGATGGAGATTTTCCCAGCCGATGACGTCGACTGCGACAAGGCGCTGGCACTGCTGGCTGACAGCGGGTTCATAAAGCGATATCAGGTCGGCGAGTTCAAGGTCATCGAGATCCTGAACTTCTGCAAGCATCAGGCGCCGCACTCCACGGAGAAGGACAGTGTGCTGCCGGATGCGGCCGGTTATTTCACCGTGAACGAACGCAGCAAGAACGGTGGGGTAACGGGGATTTCACGTAAGGAGCGGTCACTTTCGGAGGTTGATAACAGTGCCTTAACGTTGGATAACGTTAGCCCACCGTTAGAGCAAGTTATCCCTCAGTCCCATAACGCCCTGATTCCTGAATGTGGAATCCTGATTCCTGAATCCTTTAGAACTTCAACTGCATCGTCGACAAGCGACAACGTTCGGCAATGCCCGACCGCAGAACTCGTCGAGCTGTACCACGAACTCTTGCCAAGCAACCCCCGGGCAAAGGTGGTGAACGCTGCGAGGAAGAGCGCTATCCGGTCGCGCTGGGTGGAGGCATCGAAGCTGCGTTGCGAACCGTTCGGCTATGCGACCAGGGCCGAGGGACTGGCAGCGTGGCGTCAGTTCTTCGAAATCTGCGCGACGTCTCGGTTCCTGACGGGCCTGTCGCCGCCGGCGCCTGGCAAGCCGGCCTTCGTTGCCGACATCGATTTCCTTTTCTCCGCCAGCGGCTTTGCGAAGACGCTTGAAAACAAATACCACAGGGATGCACCATGACCGACCAGCACGAAGACCACACCGTATCGATCCGCGCCGAGCAGGCCGTCCTGGGCGCACTGCTCGCCGACAACGACGCACTGGACCGCACCCCAGACCTCGATGCCAGCCACTTTTGGCGCAATGACCACCGGCTCATCTTCGAGGAAATCCGGCGCCAGGTTGTCGCCGGCCGCCGCGCTGACCCGCTGACGGTCTACGAGAAGCTTGCCGACAAGGTCGACGACTGCCTCCGATACCTCGCAACGCTGCGCCAATCGTCCGTTAGCGCCGCGAACATTGCGCAACACGCGGCAATCGTGACCGACAAGGCCTCTAAACGGGCGCTGGTGGCACTTTCTGACGAAATGCGGGAGCTGGCGGCATTCCATCAATCGGCGGCCTCCTGCGTCGATCTGATGGCTTCTAAGCTCGAAGCACTATCGCATCGGAAAACGTCGGGCGAGCCGATGCGCATGGACTCGATGTTGAGCGATTACGCGGATGTGCTCCAGCAGCGCATGGACGGAACGATCAAGCCGATCAGCACCGGCCACCGTGACCTGGACGCCATGCTCGACGGCGGCCTGGAGCGCGGAACGTTGACGGTGATCGCCGCCCGGCCTGGTATGGGCAAGACTGCGGCCGGCCTGGGCATCGCTCGCAATGTGGCCGGCTGGGGTTCATCGCTTTTCCTGTCAATGGAAATGGCGCGCAACCAGGTCAACGACCGGAACATAGCGGCGATGGGCTGCATTCCGATCAAGTGGCTGCGCAAGCCATCCGAGGCCGACGCGCCGGGTAGCCAGAACACGTTTTACTGGACCGCCATGACGCACGCGTTCAAGAAATCGCAGGAGCTGAACCTGTTCATCGATGACAAGACCGGGTTGAACATGCTGGAAATTCGGGCCAAGGCGCGCGCGGTAAAGCGCAAGGCCGGCCTGGACCTGATCGTGGTCGACCAGCTCTCGTTCATCGTCGGCGGCAAGTCCGACAAAAGTTACGAGGCAGTGGGCGAGCATACCCGCGCGCTGGTGGCCCTGGCCAAGGAGTTGGAATGCGCAGTGGTGCTGCTCTGCCAGCTAAACCGCGAGTGCGAAAAAAGAACCAACCGCCGCCCGATCATGGCCGACCTGGCAGTGTCGGGATCCATCGAGCAGGACGCGGCCAATATCCTGTTCCTTTACCGCGACGAGGTCTACAACCCGGATAGTCCGGACAAGGGCCTGTGCGAGGTCCAGTCCGTGAAGCAGCGCCAGGGCGAGCCCGGCACCATTGCGCTGGGCTACACCGGGAACCAGACCCGGTTCGACGATCTCCCGTACCCGTGGCGGCCGCAGTCGAGGGAAGAGAAGCCAGCGCGCCGCGGCTTCGGCTCGAACTGATCTGACCCTACAAGGACAAAAATGCAAAAGCGAGAAAAACTTACCTTGGCGTGGCGCGGCGCGACCACGCGCGTACCGGACATCGTCTTCGTCGACGTGACCGAGGACAACCCGCCTCCGGCGCTCAAACCGATCCGCGTCGCGACCCTTCCGCCGATCGCTCGAAACACGGTGCAACAAGAGCATTACGAGAATGTGGTGCGGCTGCTCGATGGATGGGCTGACTGGATCAGGACTGGCGAGCCGCTTGCCGAAGGCGCGCCACGGCAATGCCTGGGAGCCCCAGACGCACGCATTCACAGCTTCGAGGACATGGAGATCGAGGTCAATAAGCGCCTGGTGCGTGAGGTGCATACGGCTATCTGGGAGCTGAACGTCATCGAGCGCGAAGCGGTTATGACGCACTACGGTCTCCAGACGCGTGGCGTCTGGCGCGCCAACTTTAACGCCATTTTCGATCAAGCGGTCGACAGCTTGTTCGGGATACTCAAAAGCCGTGTGGCGTGTTGACGTCCTGGCTCGGCCCCGGAAGCCGAGCCATCAACGTCTGAGCGTACAGAATATTCAGCATAGCGAGGCGGCGTATTCCGCCAAAAAAATGGGAGAACAGAATGGGTCAAATAAACGAGTCGGCGCCAAAAAGCCAGCGCAGCGAGAAACCAGCGGTTTCGCTCAAGGTCATGAAAGAGCGCGGCATGCTCGGCGTGTCGACCGTGAAAAGCTGGGGAGTCGATCCGCGCCTGGTGCAGTTTGAGTCCGGCTTTAACCGTGCGATCAACCGCGAGCACGTCGAGTCGATCAAGTGCGCCTTGCGGGCCGGGCACGAGCTTGACGACATCAAGGTGCGGATCGAGGAGGGCGCGATCATCGCGGTAGATGGGCATCATCGGGTTACAGCGGCGGTTGAATGGCTGGCCGAGCCCGACGTCCGCGAGCCTGACGGCGGTTTCCAGCTGGGCGCCAAGCAGTTTCGCGGCGGCGATGCGGAACGGGTCATTCACTTGATCACCAGCTCCCAGGGCCTGGGCCTCACGCCACTGGAGCGCTCGGCGCAGTATCGCAAGCTCGTCGGCTGGGGCTGGACACCGGCCGCGATCGCGGAGGCGGTCGGGCGCTCTGTGCAGAACGTCAGCGACGCCCTTGTGCTTGCGGACGCAAACAGCGACGTGAAGCTCGCCGTTACCGAAAAGCAGATCAGCGCGAGCAACGCGGCGAAAATCGTGCGCCAGAGCGGCGGCCGCGCCGGCGCCGTTATCGCCGAGCACGTCGAGGCGGCGCGACTCCAGGGAAAGGCAAAGGCAACGGCCAAGCAGATCGCTGGAAATACACCGAAGGACTTGATCGCGGCAATACGTCGCGAAATCGACAGCGGCGGGACGTTTCGTGCGGAAGAGTTGTGCCCGAGTTTTGCCGATCTGATCACCTACCTGCGCAGCACGCCATCCCGAGGCGACACCAGCCCAGCGCAGCCAACGAAATAGCGCGCCGGCCGCCCCGCGATCCGGGCGGCACAACGAAAGGCATTCATGATCTACTTAGCAATCTGGACGTGCGTATTGGCGTTTGTTGTGATTTTGTTCTGGGCTCTCAACCGCAAGCACAACCGATTTGTCCGCGAGCTCTCGGCGAGGCGCAATACCCAAGCGCACCAGCCGCCACCGCCACCACCTGCGGTTTTTACCGAGAATGCAATCGGCGCTGTTGAGCAGGGCGAAGCAACGCCATACTGCGAGACAGGCCACCCATCGGCGCCAGGGCCTCACGCTTTGCCTGCGCCGGGACCGAAGAACGAGGTCTCGCCGAAATTGGCGAGACCGCAATCTCCGGTTCCAGCTGCCGCACCGCCGCGTCGCCGCGATTCACCACATAGCAGCGACAACGGGTATGTCGTGCATGACGTCCCTACGTTCCCATCGGCGGCTTCGTACAGCCCTGCGCCGCGCAGTTCGTGTCATGGCCAGGGCGGCACGTTCGATGGGGGCGGTGCCTCCGGCGATTGGGCCAGCAGCGCCAGGGGCAGCAGTTCGTCGTGCTCGTCGTCTGGTAGTTCGAGTTCGTCCAGCTCGTCGAGTTCATCCGATAGTGGCGGCAGCAGTTGCAGCAGCGATTAGCACCGGCAAGCGGCGCACCAGATACGCGGCGCACGCCGATTCCGAAACGGATAATTTGAAAATATATTTCCACAATTCATTGACATAGCTACGAGCGATAGTAGAATGGCTGCCATCGGGACTTCTTGCGCCCGGAAATAAAGCCCACCCAATATGGTCGTGGGCTTTTTTGCATTGGGGCGCGCCAAATGCTGCTGCGACGCTGAAAGGGTAGCATTTGAAATGCTACCCTTTGCAGATAAATGTAACGGGCGTTCGGCAGATCGCATGATAGGGCCGATTTTCATCGCTTAACCAATTACTATCTTTGAATCGGGAAGCCCCTGCCTCAGCAATGACGCCGGGGCTTTTTCTAAATGCATCCCTTGTACGGCTTCGGCCATGGCTGTTAGCACACGTCGGCCAGGCGCGTCCTGTTGGTAGTTCTGCGCCTCAAGCAGCAGCGCGGTTTCAACCTCACTCTTGCGCTTCTCAAAATCGCTACTGCCTTGGTTAAACCCGATATACAGCTCGATGGTAGAAAGCGCATTGTGCGCGGCATGGAATGCATCTTTAGTCGTTGGCATAGGGCTCCTGTTCGGTGAGTTCGCCAAGTTGGCGTACCTCATCGTATCCGACCTTGCATCACCCACAGCACACGAGACAAGCTTATGACGCAGAGCAACAAGCCTGACAAGCGCAAGGTACGCGGCTACATGGACCAGCGCACGCACGCTGAGCACGACGACCCGCCGCCCCAGCCCGACGACATCCGCCGGCAACTGGGTTGGGGCCTGATCCCGCATAACGACGAAACGGAAGACCAGCCATGAGAATCTCAGGTGACCCGCAGCACCCGGACTACAACGCCGCCATGCTGCCCGCCGACGTGTACCTGAACGGCGAGCAACTAAGCGGCTGCATCTTTGCGGACGACGATGCCGGCGAGGCAATCTGTTACGCCCCTGACAAACGAGGCGCCCCGTACTTGGTAGGCGACGAGATCGCCACCGAGGTGAAGCGCGGGCATATCCGCATCGAGAAGATGACGGAGCCCGGCCCCGATGGCTTTGATGCATGGATGCGTGACCGCACCGAGACAGCACACGCCGCATACATGGCACGCCACTGCGCCGGCGGCAAGGCCTTCTGATGACCAGCGCGCTTGTCCGGCTGGTAACCGCCTGCATCCTCGTGGTGCTGAGCTACATCGGCGCCGCCATGTATCCGACGCTCGGGTGGGCGCTTGGGTGGCCCGCAGGGCTGGCGTATTGCTGGATCGTTCGCCCGTGGCTGCGCGAGCCCCTGTTCGAGCGCCGGGCCGTTCAACAGCGCCCTGACGGGAAGGAGTAGCGCTACATGGCCTGGTCGAAGCTATCCCGGCAAGAACGCGGCTACGGTGCAGCATGGGACCGAGTCCGCAAGGTGGTGATGGAGCGCGACGGCGGCCTGTGCCAAGTCTGCCTCAAGGCGGGCCGCTATGGCGTCATCGCGTACGCAGTTGACCACATCATCAGCAAGGCCAAGTGCGCAGCGCTGCGATGGTCTGACGCGCGCACAGACGACCCCAGCAACCTTCAGGCGATCTGCGCACCGTGCCACGAGGTGAAGACCGAAGCCGAGCAAGGGAAGGCCAAGCGCCCCAAGGTAGTCATCGGCATCGATGGGTGGTCAGTCACCCCGGAGTAGGGGCGATGCGGCAGGAAAATCAGTCGCACGAGAATGTTTCTCCTATGCCATGCCGTCGGCGGGAAAGTTCTTGTGCGACAACATTTCAGAAACACAACCCGCCGGGGTGGGTCAAAACTGCGCAAGGTTGCACTTCGTAGGACCGCGCTCTACCCATTTTTTCACACGGTCAAGATAGAAAAACGGTTTTTGGAGGACACATGCCAGGACCAGGCAGGAAGCCCGCCGGCCTGAAAATGGTCGCCGGCACGGAACGAAAAGACCGCAAGACCGAGGGCAACGCCGAGCTGCCGATCCTCTCGGACGTGCCGCCGGCGCCAGACTGGCTACCGAATGCCCACGCGATCAAAGAGTGGGACCGCCTCGCCGCGATCCTGACGGCGAACCGGCTGTTGACCGAAGGCGGGCTTTCCTCCCTCGGCATGATGTGCGCGCTGCACGGCAAGATCGTTCAGCTGTACGCAGCGGGCGAGGCGCCGACCGCGAGCATGGCCGGCACCTTGCGGAACTTGGCAAACGACTTCGGGCTGACGCCAGTGGCACAGGGCAAGGTGAAACCAGTTGGCGAAACAGACAAAGGGAACAGGTTCGCCGGCAATGGCAAGCGAACAGCGTGATTACATCGCGATCGCCATCGAATATGCCGAGGCTGCGGTCGCTGATACGGACCGAAAACGGTTCGGCAAGTGGGTCCGCTTGGCGGCAAAGCGCTTTCTGGATGATCTGAAAAGCGCGAAAAAGAAAGGAAACGGCTTCACTTTCGACTCCTGGCATGCGGTTGACGCCTGCGATTTCATCGAAAAGCTGCCGCACGTCGAGGGTACATGGGACACCGAGAACGTGGTCATGCACCCGTCGCACATTCTGTTCGTGGTGAATCTGTTCGGGTTCCGCAATCAGGACGGCACGCGGCGCTTCACGACCGCATTGTTCGCGGTGGCCAGGAAGAACGCAAAGTCTTTCCTGTGCTCGGCCATCCTGCTGTACTGCTTCTGCTGCGAGAACGAGAACGGGCCGCAGGTGATCAGTGCCGCGACGACCGGTTCCCAGGCGCGCATCGTTTTCAACGTCGCCAAGAGGATCGTCGAGAAGCTGGCGGATCTGCGCGAGGCTTTCACGCTGGAGCCGTTCGCCAACGCGATCGCGCGCTACGAAGTCGGCGGAACATTCAAACCGATCAATGCGAAGGCCAGCACGCAGGACGGTTTGAATCCGTCGCACTGCGGAATCGATGAGATCCATGCGCACAAGAATCATGATCTGCTGAACGTGCTCAAGTCGGCGGCTGGCGCGCGCCGCAACCCGCTGTTCCTGTACACGACGACTGAGGGCTACGAGAGCCCGGGGCCGTGGGCAGAGATTCGCCACTTCGCAAAGCAGCTGCTCGAAGGCATCGTCGAGGCTGACCACTTCCTGGCCATCTACTTCGCGGTAGACGACGAGGACAAGGGCGAAGGCACGCCGGCGGATGACGATTTCGACGAGTCGAAGTGGATCAAGGCGAATCCGCTGATGGAAGTGAACCCGCTCCTGATGAAGGAGATCCGGAAAGAGGCGGTCGAGGCGAAGTCAATGCCAGGCCGGCATGCGGAATTCAAGATTAAACGGCTCAATCGCCCCTCGGCGGCGGCCGGCGGCTGGGTGAATCTCGTCAAATGGAAGGCCTGTACCGGCGCCGTTGACCTGGAATGGCTGCGGCAATACCCCTGCTGGGGCGGGCTGGACCTTGCGAGCACACGCGATTTGACCTCGTTTCGGCTGGTCTGGAACGTGGAAGGCGTGCTTTACACGCACGGCTGGCGGTTTGTGCCGGCAGCCGCGGTGCATGGACGCACAGAGCGGGGGCTGGTGCCCTATCAGGCGTGGGTGCAAGCCGGGATCCTGATCGAGTCGGGCGGCGAAGTGACCGATTACGACGCCGTTGAGGAATGCATTCTGGCGGCCACTGCGCGGTTCAACGTGCAGATGATCGGATTCGACTCCTGGAACGCCAAGCAGCTGGTGCAGAAGCTGCAGGCGGCCGAGGTGCCGCTGCAGGAGTTTATCCAGGGCGGTAAGAGCTATCACCCGGCGATGCAAGCGCTGGAGGTGGCGTACGTCGAGGGGAACCTGGCGCACGGCAACGACCCGGTGCTGAACTGGTGCGCGTCGAACCTGATTGCGCGCACCGACCAGAACATGAACACGGCGCCGGACAAAAAGAAGGCGCCGGAAAAAATTGATGACATCGTCGCTTTGCTTATGGCAATCGGCGTGATGCAGACGGCTGAACCTCAAAAGGGCGGCTCCCTCGACGACTACCTTTCGGACCAATAACGCATGAATCTATTTAGCAAGGCGGTGGCGGTCGGTGGCGTGGCGCTCAAAAGCGTGTACTTCTCGATCCGAGAAGCCGTCGCCTATCGCGGCGTGCGCGACGCAAATAAGGACATCGCGATCAATCATGGCGACGTGCGCACCGGCACGCCTGGCGTGAACGCTGCGCTGCAACTGTCAGTGGTCTGGTCGTGCGTGCGCTTGATCGCGGAAACGATCGCGACGCTGCCGCTGATCACCTACGAGCGCAAGGTCGTGAACGGGCGCGAAATCCGCGTCGTGGCCCGCGAGCACCCGCTGTACTACCTGCTGCACGATTCGCCGAATGCCGATATGACCGCCGTCGAATTTTGGGAGGCGGTCGTATCGCAGATTTGCTTGTGGGGGAACGCGTACTGCCTGAAAAGCTACGGCGCCGCCGGCCGTATCGTTGCGCTGAACCCGCTGAATCCCGCCCTGATGACCGTTCGCCGCAGCGAGGACGGTGCGCTCACCTACCTGTACGCGGATCCGCGCGGTCGGAAAGAATTTTCCGAAGGCGAAATCTGGCACATCAAGGGTTTCGGTACCGATGGGCTGATGGGCATTTCCCCTATTACGGCCGGCTGGCGGTCGATGTGCGGTGCCACGGCGACCGAGAACGCGTCGGCCAGCACGTTCACGAACAACATGCGTACGGCGGGCGTGGTCTCCGTCAAGGATTTTTTGAACAAAGAGCAACGCGAGCAGATGAAAACGAAGGTGATGGGTGCCGTGTTTGGTGACGCCCGCACTGGCCAGCTCCAGCTGCTCGAAGGTGGGGCCGAATTTACGCAGCTCTCGATGCACCCGGCCGATGCGCAGATGTTGGAAACCCGTTCGTTCAGCGTTGAAGACCTGTGCCGCTGGTTCGGCATGCCGCCGTCGATGATTGGGCACGGAACCGCGGTATCGAACTGGGGCACCGGCCGCGAGCAGATCAACCTGAATCTGATCCAGTACGTGCTGCGCGCCTACATGGTCCGGATCGAGCAGGGCATCAAGAAATCGCTGATGAAGCCGGCCGAGCGCGCACGCTTCTTCTCCGAATACAGCGTTGAGGGCCTGCTGCGCGGTGACAGCGTGACCCGGTTCCAGGTGTATTCGACCGCAATTCAAAACAGCATCAAGACGCCGAACGAGTGTCGCGCGCTCGAGAACGACCCGCCGCTGGAAGGCGGCGACGTGCTGGTCATTCAGAGCAATCTGGTGCCACTCACGATGCTGGGCAAGATCACAAGTACCGCCCAAACGGCGAAATCCGCCATGTTGTCCTGGCTTGGAATCAAGGAAAAAGACGATGACCATTCTGCATAAATCGATTGAGCTGGAGCTCAAAAGCCTGACCGAGAAAGGCAATTTCTCCGGATACGGCTCGGTGTTCAACGTCATCGACAAGGGCGGCGACATCGTTGCCCCCGGCGCGTTCGCGGAAAGCCTGGCCAAGTGGCAGAAGTCCGGCCGCACGGTGCCGGTGCTGTGGCAGCACCAGTCGGATCAGCCGATCGGCGCGTGGGAGGCCTTGAAAGAAGATGACTACGGGCTGCTCGGCGAGGCGTCGCTGTGGCTCGACGACGCGCCGTATGCCCGTCTGGCGCACAAGGGCATGAGCACCAAGACGATCACCGGCCTGTCGATCGGGTACCGCGTCAAGGAGCACAGCGTCAACAAGGACACCGGCGTCTACACGCTGCAGAAGCTCGAGCTGGTGGAAATCAGCGTGGTTACTAACCCGGCGAACGATGACGCGCGCGTGGCCGACGTCAAGAGCCTGATCGAGGCTGGGCGCATGCCGACACTTCCTGAATTCGAAAAGTTCCTGTGCGATGCAGGCGGCTTTTCACGAACGCAGGCCAAAGCCATCGCCGGCAGTGGCCTGTCGAAACTGCTTACTCGGTGCGAGGCCGAGGGCGATCTTGGCGAGACGCTGGCCCTCCTGAAGGAGTTCAGCATTCCGTAACCCCGTTTCACCCTGCCCCTCAACAAGGCCCGCCACTCGCGGGCCTTTTCTATTTTAGGAACAAAAATGGCTACCGAAATCGAAGTAAAACAGGAACTGGCGAAAATTGGCGACCAGCTCAAGGAGCACGGCCAAAAAGCCTTGGCCGAAGCCCAGCGCGGCATCGCCATGACCGAAGGCGTCAAGCAAACCGTCGACGAACTGCTGACCAAGACAAGCGAACTGTCCGCCGAACTCGCCGACGTGCAGCAGAAGCAGGCGCGCCGTGGAGACGCCCAGAATCAGTCCGCCAAGTCGCTGGGTGCGCAGTTCGTCGAGCACGACGCATTCAAAAAGGCACACGAAGCCGGCGAAATTCGCCGCAAGGGTGGCCGCATCAGTGTGGATATCGAAGCCAAGGCGATCACCACCACCAGCACCGGCGCCGGCGTGCTGGCCGACCGCCAACCGGGCATCATCACGCAGCCACAGCGCCGCCTGACGGTCCGCGACCTGATCGCGCCCGGCCGTACCGCGTCGAACATGATCACCTACATGAAGGAAACCGGCTTCACCAACAACGCCGCGCCGGTGGCCGAGGGCGCGCGCAAGCCGGAATCGACCATCACCCTGGCGCAATCCACTGCGCCAGTGGTCAAGCTGGCGCACTTCATGAAGGCGTCCACCGAGATCCTGGACGACTTCCCGGCGCTGCAATCATATATCGACGAGCGCCTGACCTATGGCTTGCGCCTGATCGAAGAAAATCAGCTGCTCAAGGGTTCGGGCGTCGGCAACAACCTGAACGGCCTTTACACCCAGGCGTCGGCCTACGTGGCGCCGATCACCATCACTGGTGCCACGCACATCGACATCCTGCGCCTGGCGCTCCTGCAGGCTGAGCTGGCCGAGTATCCAGCGGATGGTCTGGTGCTGCATCCATCGAACTGGGCAGGCATCGAGCTGCTGAAGGACACCACCGGGCAGTACATCATCGGCAACCCGCAGGGCACGCTTTCGCCGTCCTTGTGGGGCCGCCCTGTTGTGACCACGCAGGCAATGTCCATCGCGACGTTCCTGGCCGGCGCCTTCCGCATGGGCGCGCAGATCTTCGACCGCCTGCTCGCCTCGGTCGCCATCGCCACGGAAAACGAAGACGATTTCGTGAACAACTTGATCACGATCCTGATCGAAGAGCGCCTGGCCCTGGTGGTCAATCGTCCCGAAGCGTTCGTAAAAGGCGCGCTGGCGTAATCAACCCCGCCGGCGGCGCAACACGGCCGCCGGCCACCAGGAGAACGACATGGCAGTAACGAAAATCAAAGCGATCGACCAGTTCTCGCACGGCCGCCTGAGCATGGCCGCTGGCGACACAGACACGATCGAGCTGGTCGAGGCGCACGAGCTGGCAAAGGCGGGTTTGGTCGAGATCGTCAAGGAGCGTCACACGCCAGCGGAAGCGAGCGAGCCAACGCCGCAGGCAGAAGCGGCCGACTCGCGTGATGCCGGCGCCAAGATGGCGGCCGCACCTGAGAACAAGATGGATGACGCGGCCTTGAACAAAACCCACAAATCGAAGGCGAAATAATCATGTCGAAAACCATCCGCCTGCTTTCAACGTACAAGGGCCATCGCCCCCAGACCATCCTGACGGTGGATGACGCGACGGCGACCGCGCTGCTGGCCGGCGGACTGAATGCAACCACCGATCTTACTGGCGGTGCTCGCTATGTGCCACCGATTCCTCCGCCACAAGTGCTGCCTGCCGCGTTTCAAATCGATGCCAACGGGGCCGTCTCCTTGGTCGGTGCCGGCTTCCAGGTAGCCGTGCCGACAGGTGGCACGCGCCGCCGCGCGGTATTTGTCGGCGATTCGTTGACGCAGCACGGCCAGCCCGGCAAGACCGGCCCCGAATACCAGCTGCAGTTTTCGATCACCACGATCACCAGCGCTGCCAATTTCGGCGGCATTACATGGATCGCTTACGCCATGGTAGACGGCCGGGCCAATGGTGGTGTTGCTCAAACTGTAGCGGGCAATCTTTTCACCGACAGCCGCGGCTGGGTTGCTTGGCAGGCCGCCGGCGACACCATCGGCCAGTATGTGGACGTAAGCGTCGGCGGTTGGCACTATCTGAAAAGCGGGGCATACGCAAATTCCGGCATCACCCTGGCCGTGCGTGGTGCGTCCGCGCCTGTGCCAAACGCCACCTCTGCTGTCCAAACTGCAGGATCTCCAATTACCAGCGACTACAACCTGATCGGCTATGTTGCATGGGTCGCCGGCGCGTTCGGGGATACGTTTTACGATTACGAAGCCTTCGCAATTGCTGGCGCCAGCTCGGCCGACATACTGAAGTTTGCGCCTCAGGCGTTTCTGCTGGACACCGAGGTTGCTGTGATCATGGGCGGCGTCAATGACCTGCCGACCACCGACGCCGCATGCAACGTTACCGTCGCCAATCTCAAGGGAATAATTGACATTGCCTCCGCGAAGGCGCGCCGGGTCTATGTCCAAGAGATTTTCCCGAACCCATCGGCAACGCCGGCAATCGTTAAAAATCTGGCGTACGTTTCGCAGATGATCAAGGCATATTGCGCTACCAAGAAGAACGTCAAGTTCGTCAGCGCGTACGGCAAGATGGTGAACGCGAATACCTGGGTGGTCGGGTCGGGCGCCGGCGGCCGAGCCGGCGTGTTCAACCCTGCCGACAACCTGCACACGCAGCCCTACGGCGGATGGATCGGCGGCAGCGCAGTCGTCGACGCAATGTCCAAGGACTACCCGATCGAGGCCCCGGAATACACCACGCTGGATACGTGGAATCCCGTTCTGCAAATTGGCTCGCTCAACACCAACCCGACGCTGAGAGGATCGGCTGGCGCGGGGTCTGGATCAAACGGTATTACCGGCCCTATTCCTGACGGGTGGACCGGCGCGCGTAGTGGCGGCGGCGTGCAGGTCTGCGTGACCTCGTTTAAACCCGCTCCTGATGGCGGCTTGGATTTGTTCGCCATGGCAGTATCCGGAGCGGGCGCAGCGGGCGAGTACCACGAGATCAGCCAGATTGTTCCACTTCCCACGAACGTGACCGCGGGCGACTATGTGCAGCTGGTCGCTGAAACATGCATTCTTAGCACCACTGGAAATGGTATCGGCACCTTAACGATTTATGCAGCCGGTGGCGCCACTCAACTCCCATACCTGCTGCAAACATCGCGTGCGATCCAGACATTCACCACTGAGGCGCCAGTGCTCAAACTGCGCAGCTTCCCGATGGAGATACTGCAAGGCGTGACCTCCTTCACCATGCGGCTGCGGGTCGGGTGCGCTTACGCGGCGGGCGTCAGCGGCGCCGGCGAGATCGGCTTCCGTAAGTTCCGCTTCGAGAAGTGCGCGGCGCCGGTGTACGGGGTCCAGTGATGGCGATTCGTCTAATTGCTCCTCCTGTCGCGATGGCCGTGTCAATGGCCGATGCGCGCGCGAGTGCGCGCGCCAACGGAAATGACCAGGACGCGGAAATCGAGATCCGCGTGCGCGCGCTGACCGCTGAGGCCGAGCACATCACCGGCCGCTCGATCATCAACTGCACGTATGCGGTGACGGCGCTAGGCTTCGCGGGGGTAATTCCCCTGCCGTCGTCGCCGCTGGTGGAAGTGGTCAGCCTGGAATACCTTGACGTCGACGGCGCCACGCAATCGCTGAGCGAAGACGTCTATGTCGTCAACCGGTCTATCGAGCCCGGCTTTATCGCGCTTGCGGCCGGCGCCACATGGCCGGCTACCAAGCAGAGCCCGGAGGCGGTGACCCTGACCCTGACCTGCGGATACGGACCCGACGAGACCAGCACGCCGGCGGCGTTCAAGGGCTACATCCTGGCCAAGGTGCGCGAGTACTTCGCGCCGGCCGGCACGCCGGAATCGCCGCACCTTATCCGAGGGCTCGACTGTTTGAAGGTGCATAGCTGATGGCCGCCCCGTTCAAGTGCGACGAGAAGGTAACCGTGCAGCGTCGCACCACCGTGACGGACCCCGACAGCGGCGTCGAGCTGGACGACTGGATCGACTTTCTGGTGCGGTACTGGGCACACGTGCAGGACACGCTGCCCAGTCGGTCGGAGTCGACCAAGAACGGCATGCATATGGCCACCCAGCCCGCTCGTATGCGTATGCAGGCCGCCGCAGCAGTCAACACCGAAATGCGCGTCATCCTGCACAGCCGCGGCGACCGCGTCGCACAGATTATCTCGGGTCCGGCGATGCTGGATGACCGAGTCCACTACGAATTTATGATCGAAGGGTTCAAGCATGGCTGATTCAAACATTCGCGGCGGCCGCGAGCTGTCGGCCCTCCTCTCGACGTTGCCAGCAAAGTTGGAGAAAAACGTCATGAGGTCCGCGCTGCGCGCCGGCGCTGTCGTGATCCGGGAGGAGGCGAAGGCCAATGTGCCCGTTGATCAAGGGCTGCTGAAAAAAAGCATTCGCGTGTCCACTGGCGCGAAGCGTGGCGTTCTTACAGCCACAGTAAAGGCCGGCGGACGCATGGCGCCACACGCGCACCTGGTCGAGTATGGAACGCGGCCGCACAAAATCGAGCCGACTAACGCCGAAGCCCTTTCGATCAGCGGCACGCCGTTTCGCTCGGTCGAGCACCCGGGCGCGCGGCCTCAACCGTTCATGCGTCCAGCCTTGGACGCAACAGCGCCCCAGGCGATCGAGGCGGTCGCAGCCCAGGTGCGCAAGCGCTTGACTGCAGCAGGCATCAACGTCCCCGCGCCGGCGGCCGAATGAGCGACTGGAAGATTATCCGTGCGCTGCTCGCTGCCGACGCGCCGCTGGCGGCCGTCGTCGGGGCGCGCATCGTCGCCGGCACGTTGAAGTCCACGGTGATCTTGCCCGCGCTGTCGATCCAGTCGGTATCGAACATACCGCACGGCCGCGTCGCAGACACAGCAACAACCGTGCTGACGACCAGCCGGACCCAGGTGACCGTACATGCCAAGAATATCGGACAGCAGGCCGAAATCATTCGCCTGGTCGGCAGCGCAATTCGCGGCGGGCGGCGCGTGGTAGCCGGCATCCTTGTTGCCGGTATTCAGCGGGACATTATCGGCCCGGACCTGAGCGACGAGAACGCCGGAATCTTCGAGCAGACCCGGGATTTCCGCGTCACGTATTTCGACCCGATTTAAGTTTTTTAACCTGCCTGCCTGAGCATTCCGCCCGGCAGGTTTTTGCATTGAAAGGCAATATCATGAGCGGTGAAAATGTTACGACCGTCGCGGAAAGTTCCCTGTGGGTTTCCGTGGCAGCACCAGCAACCTACAACGCGGCCGGCTTTCTCGCGCTGACCTGGACCAAGATCGGCGAGATCACGAACATGGGCTCGGTCACCGGCCGCGCCTATAACAATTCGACGCATGCCCCGGTCGACACCGCGCAGCAGATTCAGAAGAAGGCCAGCTACACCCTGGGCGAATCCGAATTCATGATGGGCTGGGACGAAGAAGACGAAGGCCAGATCATCGTCGACGACGCCAGCCGCACGTACGACATCCTGTCGTTCAAGCTGATCAAACAGGACGGCGCGTTGCGCTACTTCACCGCCCAGGTGTCGAAGTTCGTCGAGAACAACGGTGCGGTCGACGACATCGTCCAGGGCGCCCTGACGCTGCTGCGCCAGAAAGACACCATCCGCGTCGCCGCAATCTAACCATCAACGGCCATCCGGCCATCAACAGCACCGGCTCGGCGACTGTCTCCTTTCGTGGGGAGCGGTTGCCGCGCGCGGGCATTTTTCTACCCACGAAAAGGAATCACCATGTTCAATCTGAAAAATCTGGCCATCGCCGCTACCGCTGACATGCCTGTCCGTGACGCATCGGGCGAGGCGCAGTTCAACGAAAAGGGCGAGCCGCTGACCATCACCCTGCAAAGCCCCGGCACTAAGGAATTCCAGAAGGCCAAGCACGCCGCCGATGAGCGCAACAGCACCCGCGTGTTCAGCCGCATGCAAGGCAAGTCGGAGAGCAAGCAGTCGGCCGATGACAAGAATATCGAGCGCGCCGAGTTTCTGGCCGCCGTGACCGCGTCGTTTAACGGCGGTGCTGGCTTGGACGGCAAAAAGGGCTTCGAGCTGTTCAAGGCAACGTACGCCGACATCGAAATCGGCCACATTGCCGACGACGCTGAAAAGTTTCTCGGTGACCGTGGAAATTTCAAAAAGCCCTCGCCGACTGTCTGAGCCTGTACGTCCGGCAGACGGCGTGGCTTCACGCGGTGCCGGACCCTCCTGGCAAGAAGCCTGCGGGGGCGCAGCTCTCCCGGCTGGACCGCTACAAGCGCGACAAAGTCCAGCCGGACATGCCACCAATCGACGGTGGCGAGTACCTGATCAATTATTTTTGGGAAGTCGGCCCTGTCATGGCGGGGATGGATGGCCCGGTCGTTATTTCGCAGGCCGAGATCCGGGCATGGCAGGAGAACGCCGGGATCGACCTGCAGCCATGGCAGGCCGGCCTGCTCCGACGTTTGTCGCAGGATTACCTGGCGCAGTCCCACGCGGCGAAGGATTCGGCCTGCAAGCCGCCGTACGGCGAGCTGTACCGATCCCCTAACCTTTCCAAGCTGATCGACGCCGCGCTCGACTAGCGCATAACCCGCCACCTCCTGGTGGCTCTTTTTACTGAGGAAGCCATGCTCGCTGGCCAGCTCGAAATTCAACTGATGGCCGACGTCGCCAGGATCCGCACCGACATGGACCAGGCACGCCGCACGGTCGAGGACAACACGACGCGTATGGCGAAGGCAGCCGACATGGCCAAGACGGCGCTCGGCGCCATTGCGGGCGCCCTGTCGGTCGCGGCGTTCGCAGGAATGATCAAGGGATCGCTCGATGCGATCGATAGCCTGACTGATCTCAGCACGCGCACCAGAATTACGGTTGAAGACCTGGCGGGCCTGAGCTACGGCGCCAAGCTTTCGGGGACGGATCTGGAAAAAGCCGCGGCCTCGATCACGAAGCTTGCAACGAATATGGGCGCCGACGCGGATAAATTCTCAAAGCTGGGCGTTACGGCCAAGGAGCCGATTGAAGCCTTCAAACAATTCGCCACCGTCTTCAAGAATATAGAAGACCCCCAGCAGCGCGCGGCGCTCGGGGCGGCCGTCCTGGGTAAATCCTGGCAGGACGCCGCGGTGTTGCTGGACGAAGGCGGAGAAGGAATAGCCGAGTTGGTCAAGCGGGGACAGCAGCTGTCGGGCATCACGACTCAAAGCTCGGCAGATGCAGCCGCGTTTAACGACATGCTGGACGAATTCGGCGCAATTGCGGCCGGCGCAGGCGCGCGTGTAGCAACGGGCCTCCTGCCAATGTTGAATTTGCTTGCAGGGGATCTTCTCAAGACTGCGGAAGGCGCTGAAGAGGTCGGAAATTCTTTCAGCCCTTTGACGGAGACGTTCCGCGCCTTGGTCATCCTGGGCGGCAATGTCGCGTTTGTATTCAAAACCATCGGCAACGATATCGGCGGCATCGCCGCGTCCGTCGCATCGCTTGTCACCCTGGACTTTGACGCGCTCAAGAACATCGACAAAACGATGAAGGAGGACGCCACCAGCGGCCGTGCGGCTTTTGACGCCTGGGAAAAGCGTTGGCTTGAAGTCGGGAAAACGGCCAAAAAGGTAGAGGCCGAGGTCCAGGCCAGCAGCCAAGCGGAGAGAGACGCAGCGGCAGAGCGGGCCGCCGCATATCTCAAGGACGCCGAACTTAAAGCGGCAGCAGAGAAGAAGACCGCCGAGGCAGCCGCGCAGGCAAAACGCATTGCCGCCGAGGCAAAGCGGGAACGGGACGCTGCAGCAAAAAGAGCGGCACAAGAGAGCGCCGCCGCAATAAAGCAGGCGAACGATTTTATCGAAGCCCTGAAAGTGGAAGCCAGCCAGGTCGGTTTGGGCTCCGACCAGCTCAAAATGATGGCAGCGGCGCGCGCAGCAGCAGTCGCGCCCACCGCCGAGTTGCGTACGAAAATCATGGAAGAAGCGCTCGCGCTCGATATCGCCACGAAGGCAGCAAAAGCCAAAGCCGACGCAGACCAGGTTATGGCCCAGGCTCGCGCCAACTCCGACAGCGAAGTCGCGGCTATCAATTCCGAAACCGAGGCGCTCTTAACAAAAATCCGGACACACGGCATGCTCCCCGAGGCAATCACGCTGGCGCGAATCGCGGAGCTCGAAGCGGCCAAACAGGCGGCCGTTCTCACCGAAGAGGGCATTGCCGACATTCAGCGTCGCATCGATGCGCTCAAGGGCTTGGCCGACGCACAGGTTGGCGCGGGCGCGCTCGGCGATGCGCCTGGCCTTACCCAGGCAAAGGAACTGCTCGAAGTAATGGCGGAGTTGGACGAAGCCACAAAGTCGGCGGCGGCCGGCATGGCCGCATCCTTCGGCAAGATCGGCTCTGCCATCGGGGGCCTGACCACCGCGCTGTCGGGCTACGGCCGCGCTCAGGCGGCGATCGCCGCGCAGCTGGCCGCTGTCAAGGACGACAAGCGCAACAGCCCGGAGACCGTGCTGAAGGCCGAAATTGCGGCCGCCAAGCAGTCCGCCCAGGCGCGCGTGAAGTCGTACGGCGATATGGCGAATGCGGCCAAGGGGTTCTTCAAGGATAACAGCACCGGCTACAAGGTGATGGAGGGCGCCGAGAAGGCTTTCCGCGCCACCGAAATGGCCATGGCTATCGAAACGATGTTGACCAAGAGCGGGCTGCTGACAGCCTTCACGAGCCTGTTCGTCACGAGCCGGGCGACCGAGTTGGCGGCTGACGACGCTGCGACCGGAAAGTCGATCATCAATTCCGGATTGCGCGCCGCGGCGGATGGAGTTGCCGCGTTCGCCAAGACGCTTGCCTCGCTTCCATTTCCATACAATGTTGCCGCCGGCGCCGCAGTAATCGCACTGCTCGCCGGCGTCGGGGTGGCTATGTCCGGCGGTGGCGGTGGCGGCGGTGGTGGTATGGCCGCCGCAGATGTGCAGAAAAAGCAGGGTACCGGTGGCGTGTTCGGTGACAAGGACGCGCGGTCCGCGTCAATCGAGCGGTCGTTAGAAATGCTGGAGGCCAATTCTGGCAACTTGATCCCGCTCAACCAGGGCATGCTGTCCGCTCTGCGCTCGATCGAGGCATCCATGAAAGGGCTGACCAACCTCATCGTGCGCGCGCCGGGCGTGGTCGACGGGTCGAATATGGGAATCCAGACGGGCGTGAAGCAGAACGGCCAGGCCATCGTCAATTCGCAATTACTGGGGAGTAGCATCAATCCGTTGGCCTCGGTGATGCAAAAAGTTGCGTCCTTTATTTTCGGGAAGGTCACAACCACGATCGTGGACAGCGGCATCCTGTTCGGGGGCCGGGTAAATGACCTGCAGGCCGGCGCCGGCTATGAGCAATACGCCAGCGTGGACACGAAGAAAAAAGGCCTGTTCGGCTCATCGACCAAGAATTCCACGAACACGCAGGGTCTTGATCCCGCGCTCGCCAGTCAGTTTGCGCGGATTTTCACCGACGTCGAAACGGCGCTGGGTAGCGCTGCGGAATCGCTCGGCGTGCGCGTCGAGCACGTGACGGCCACCCTCGATGCGCTGACGATCGATAAGACGAAGCTGTCGTTCAAGGGCTTGAGCGGGGATGCGCTGACCGAGGCGCTGAACGCTGCAATCTCGAAGACGATGGACGACATGGCCGAGGCCGTTTTCCCCGACCTGAACGGTTTCCGCGAGGTCGGCGAGGGGTATGCAGAGACGGTAATCCGGCTCGCATCGAATTCGGCGATTCTGGACTCGGCCCTGTCCTCGATCGGCATGACGTTCGGCGCCACAGGCGTGAGCAGCCTGGCCGCGCGCCAATACCTGATCGACCTGGCGGGAGGTATTGACGCGCTGTCGGAGCAGGCATCCGGCTTCGCCAACAACTACTTGACGGAGGCGGAGCGCCTGGCGCCGGTGCAAAAGCAGGTCGCCGAGCAGATGGCCGCGCTCGGCCTGGCCGGCATCACAACGCGGGACCAGTTCAAGGAAGTGGTGCTTGGGCTCGACCTGAACACTGCGAAGGGCGCCGAGACCTACACGAGCCTGATGGCGTTGCAAGAAGCTTTTGCCCTGGTCACACCGGGTGCGAAGGATATGGCAGCGGTGATCGAGGAGCGGGCCGGCCTGCAGGAAGAATACGACGCGGCCACGATGACGTCCGCGCAGCTGCTCGCAAAGCAGCGGGACGCGCTTGATGAAAGTAACCGCGCCCTGTTCGACAGCGTTGTTGCAGCGCAGGCGGCCAAGGACGCAAACGAAGCCACGGCGGCATCGATGAGGTCGTACGCGGAGCAGATCGCCACCTTGGAGCAAGCCAGCATGACGCTGGAGCAGCGGCGCGCCGCGGAGATTGCAGGCCTCGACGCCACGGTGGCCCCGCTCGCCATGCAGCTGCACGCCATGCAGGACCAGGCAACGGCAGCGAAGGAAGCGGCTGCCGCGCTTGATAGCGCTGCTGCATCCGCTCGTGCCATCGCCGCGGAACGGGCAGGCCTTGAGCGAGAAATGATGCAGCTGCAGGGCGACACGGCAGGATTGCGCAAACTAGAACTCGACGCGCTCAATCCTGCAAACGAGGCCTTGAAGGAAGCAATTTTTGCCATCCAGGACAAAAACGCAGCGGATGCGCTTGCGGCCAAGTCAGCGGCGGATGCCCTCAAGCTTGCCCAGGATGCCGCGAAGGAGCAACAGGATATTGCTGACGACGCCAGGCGCGCCGCTGAACAGATCCAGAGCGCCTACCGGGCAATTACCGAGTCGATCTTTGATGAGGTCGCGCGCGTTCGCGGAATGCTGAACGAAAACACGCCGGCATCGATAGCCGATGCGCAGGCTGCATTTTCGATCAAAACGGCGCAGGCGCGCGCGGGGGACCAGGAGGCGGCAAAGCTCCTGCCCCAGCTTTCGAAATCGTTACTCGACCTTTCCGAGGCCAACGCGCTGACAGCGATGGACCGCGACCGCGTCCGCGCACAGACGATGGGTAGTCTGATCGACACCGGGAACATCTTGTCGCGCATGTTCGGCCTCGAACCCTCCGTGCTCGCGGCCGGCGCGGCTGCGAGCACGCCGGCGCCGGCGGTGCCTGGCCAGCCATACGTGCAGAACGTGGCAGTTCAGGGCGGTGATACCAGAGGGCTGGAAGTGGTGGTCGAGCGCTTGACCGCGCAGGTCGCCGCCCAGCAGACGGTGCTCAACAGGATTGCGTCGAACACGCAGCGGTCTGCCGACACGCAGGACCGACTGTCCGATGGCGGCGTCGCCGTACGCACGAAAGAGGTGCCAGCGTGAGCGCCGCCGATTTCTGGCTGATCCGGCCGGTTGCCATCACCGACGCCATGCTGATCAGCAGCACGGTGCCCGAGGGGCTGGCGCAAGAGTATTCGTCTGGTTCCACATACGTCCTGGGCGCCGTCGTTGGTGTAAGCACGGGAACGAAGCAGGCCGTCTATCAGGGGCTCCTGGCGAGCAATGTTGGACACGCTCCTGCCACCTCGCCAACCTGGTGGAAGCCGCTGGGGACAGTCTACGCGCCCTACAGCGCGGGCACCTCCTACGGCCTAGGCGATGTGGTGTCGAGCATTTCGGCCAACGTGCACGACCTATACGAATCCCAGGCGGCGGGCAACTTGGGCAACGCGCTCACCGACAAGGCCAAGTGGCTGCGCAAAAGCGCGACGAATCGCTGGAATGCGTTCGACAAGGCGCTGAACAGCCGAACCGTCGTGCCGAACTCGATCAGCTTCGTCATAGCGCCCGGCCTGGTCAACACCGTTACCCTGCTCAACGTCGAGGGCGCCAGCGCGACCATCACGCAGTCGGGCACCGGGTACACGCGCACGCAAAGCCTGGTGCGGCATCACGTCCTGAACTGGTATGACTTCTACTACGAGGTTCCGATCAGGGTCGGTGATGTGGTGTTCGATGGCGTGCCGCCCTACGCAGCGTCGTCGCTGACAATCACGATCGAGAACGCTGGACTCGATGCCGCGATAGGCGGGTGCTTCGTTGGAAAGTCGCGGACGATCGGCACCACGCAATGGGGCGTGACCGGCGGGACGCTCAGCTACTCCACGGTCGACACCGATAAATTCGGCAATGTGACCATCTTCAAGCGCGCGAACGCCAAGCGCCTCAATTTCGAGGTTCGCATACCGGATGGCTTTGAAGACGAGGCGCACCGGCTGCTTACCGAATACACCGATGTCGAGCTGATCGTCATCGGCTCTACGAAATATTCAATGACCTATGCCTACGGTTACATCGACCAGTGGGAAGTGCCGATTTCAAACAGTGGCCAGAACGCGCCGATTTCATTCCGAGGACTGATATGACAATAACCCAAGTGATCACCGCGCTGCCACCGGCGCCGAACCCGCTCACGGACACCCCGGCCGTGTTCAGCGAGAAGGCAGCGGCATCCGTAGCGGCGCAGCAGGGTCTTCCGCCCGAGATCAATGCCTGGCGCGTTCAGGCGAATGCATTGGAAGCGAACGTCAACGCGAAGGAGTCCGCAGCGAGCGCAGCGAAGACGGCGGCGGAAACAGCGCGCGACGCCGCGCTCGGGTACAAAAATACGGCACAACTCGCCGCCGATGCCTCCATGAGTTACAGGGACCAAGCCCAATCTTGGGCGGGAGCGGCAGCAGGCAGCGCGGCGACGGCAAGCAGCATCGTTGCCTTCGTCGACACGAATTCGATCGCGAAAGGAAGTATTGACGCGTCGAAGCAGGTTCGCTTCGAGTGCGACGCGCTGATTCCACCGGGCACAGTTATTCCGTTGACTGTGCCAGCGGCCGGGGGGACCCTCGCGCTGCTGTCCGATCTACAGGAACTTACACGGGCGATGACCTTCTACGACAACGGCACGAGCACTGCGGTGGCCTATGCGAACGGTGGCACCCAGCGTGTGGCACCGGCGTCGGGCGCGAAGACGATGAGCTTCACGGGCTGGCCGGCCAGCGGCAAGCAGGCGGTGCAATTTCTTGAGCTGGTAAATATCGCCCTTGGAGGCAATCCGGCGTGGCCTGCGGGCGCGCGGTTCATCCGGTACGATGGCGTGATCCAGACGACTGCAGCCGCGGCGAATATCACGTGGCAGACAGGCGGCACCGATTACGTCATGGTGTCGACGCGCGATGGCGGCACCACGCTCATCGTGTCAGTGCTACGAGGCTGATCATGACGCCTATCGACGCCCGCCGCAGCGGGTTTTACGGGAAGCGCGCGCGCATCCCCATGACCGCAACCTTTACCAGCAGCGGCACATGGACGGCACCCGCATCCACCACAATGGTCGACAGCCTGATCGGCAAAGGGAGCAACGGCGGCGCGGCGCCCCTACTCAGCGCGAGCACGACGGTGGCAACAGTGTTCTGGTACATCGGCAGCGGCGGCTCGAATGCCGGCACCTATGACTGGGCCTCTGCAACAAATTCAGCGATTGCGCAGCGTAACGCGATCAACGCCGGTGGCAACCCGAGCTATACCTTCTACAACATCAGCCAGCATTCAAACAACACGTACACGGTTGCCACTGCTGGCTACTCATTGTCGGGCGTGGTCGCGGGATCGGCCACGATTGTGTATGAAACCGGCTGGCTGAGCAGCGGAAATATCGCTGGCGGCGGGTCTTCGCAAAACTGGTCGGCCACGGTCAGCTGGAACTACTACGGCTCGCCGACGAACGGCAGCGATAGTACCGCGCTCGGCTACACCTTTGCCGGCGGCATCAGCGGCGGCGTTGCGCCGACTTCCACGCACTACAACATCGCCGTCACTCCTGGCAACGGATACCCCATCGTGGTGCCGCCAGGCGGATCGGTGACGATCAACTATTACCAGTAGGCCCGCACGCTCCACCTCTAGCCACCTTCGGGTGGCCTATTTTTAAGGCAACGAATGATGAACGATCAAGAGCGCGACGCCATGCTGGTGTCGATCAAGACGGCTTTGTCCGATAACACGCGCAAGACCGAGCAGATACTAACCGCCTTCCCATCCGGAGACACGGACGGCCACCGACGCTATCACGAAGCCGTGATCGAGTGGCGCGAGCTGCGCAACCGGCTGGTGCGCGAGGCGCTTATCAAGGTCACCCAGGCGGGCGCGCTGGCCGGCGCCGGCTGGGTAGCACTGGCCATGTGGCAGGCGCTCAAGATCACGGTGAAGCAATGAGGCTCATCGACGACTGGCGCACGGTTCTGCGCAAAGCCTGGAGCGTGAAATTCAACGTGGCGGCCACACTGTTCGGCGCCGCCGAGGTGGCCGTGGCCATCTGGAAGCCGGAGGGCATGCCGAACGGGGTATTCGCTGGGGGCGCCGCGGCTGTCTCCATTTTCGCAAACGTGTCGCGCCTGCTCGCGCAGAAGGAATTACATGGCACTGACAAATAAGCAGCGCGCCGGCTGGTGCGCAATCGCCGTCACCATCGTGGGCGGTTTCGAGGGCCTGCGCCAGGCGGCCTACCTTGATCCGGTCGGGATCCCAACGATCTGCTTCGGGGAAACCAAAGGCGTACGGATGGGCCAGCGCGCCACGCTCGACCAGTGCAATGCCATGCTTGCCGCCTCCCTGCAACTGGCGAACCATGCCGTGGACGACTGCATCCGGGCGCCGCTGCCCGATTACCGGCGCGCCGCGCTGGTCAGCTTCGCCTACAACGTCGGCCAGACCAGCCTGTGCGGCTCCACACTGGCGCGCAAGTTGAACGCGGGCGACACGCTGGGCGGCTGCGATGAGCTGCTGCGCTGGACGTACGCCAAGGGCATCAAGCTGCCCGGGCTGGTGACGCGGCGCCAGAAAGAGCGCAACTACTGCCTCGTGGGTGCTGAATGAGCGCCCTGGGCACGCTGGCCGCCGGCGTCACGGGCGGAATCTGGAAGATCGTGGCCGTGATCCTGCTGGCCGCCCTGCTGATGGTGGGCGCGTGGACCGGCGGCGGCTGGTTCCTAGCGGCTCGGGACCGTGACGCCGCCCGGGTGGAACTGGTCGCCGAGCAGGCCAAGAGCGCCGCCTACGCCGCTGCAGTGGAGCGCCAGAACGCCGCTGTTGCCGCTCTGGCCGATGCCAAGCGCGAGGCGGAGGCGCGCGGGCAGGCCGCCCAGCAGCACGCCGCCGCCGCCGGCCGGCGTTTCGATGCTGCCGTGGCCAAGGTCGCCAGCGCGCGCGCCACCACGTGCGATGAGGCCATGCCGACCGTGAACCTGATCTTGGAGGCTACCCGATGATGGCGCAAGTAAATGTGGCGAACACGAAGTTACCCGCGTTCGCGCTTTTTGCGATGCGAATTACCAAAGAAATCAGTGGGTTACGATCCGCGTGCGCGCTTGTTTTGCTTGGCGTTGGGTTGGTGGTGACCGGCTGTCAGACGCCCCAGCCGGCCGCCACTGTGGTTAAAGTTCCGGTGATGGTCAAATGCGTGTCCGCAGCGCCTGCCCGGCCAACCTTCGCCATCCAGAAGCTCTTGCCCGATGCCAGCGACGGCGAGAAGGTGCTGGCCCTGGCGCGTGACGTCCCTGTGCACCTCAAGTACGAGGACCAGCTTGAAGCCGTCATTGCGGGGTGCCTATGAGGTAAGCGTCTTGCCTGCACCGTCTGGACGTAGTTTGCCGTTCCCGTCAAAGTAGTTCCCACTACTGTTTGATGGGAACTACTTTGGACACTGAAGTAAAGCCAAGCAGCCGCAAAGGCAAATCAAATTATTCACGCCAGTTCAAGCGCCGACTCGGTGTTGCGGCTTGCGAGCCCGGCGTGTCGGTCTCCAAGCTGGCGTTGGCTCATCAGGTCAATGCGAACATGGCGTTCAAGAGGCGGCGCGATCTGCGCGCCGGATTGCTGGACGATGCCGCACCAGCACCGGCCGCCTTATTGCCCGTAGTCCTTGCCGAGCCGCTGGCCGCTGCAAGGGGAGAACAGGGAAAACGGAAAAAATAGCACGCTAAGTATAACGGCTCGCGTTTGAAAACGGGTGTGCTCGCATTCCACGCCGTTTTCAAACGTGAGCCGTTACACCTAATCAGTAACTAAGAACGCCAGTGTAATCTTCAGGCGTTTTTTTATCCGGCCACCTGGAATCTTCCATAGGTTGCGAGGCGCAATACGAATTGGCCACGATTTTCCCGGTTTTCGAGCCCCTGCAAGCCCAGATCAGAGTACTGCGATGCTTGAATTGATCCCAAACAAATTGATCGTCCAGCAGCGAGGGCAGCGCTTTTTCATACCCAGTTTTCGGCGAAATTTGCATAGGGACACTTTCGCTAGAACCTGGCTTCTTATCCAATGCCTTTTCGGTTTCAGGTATTGTTGTCTGACTCATGCAAACTGATGACGCCATGGCAAGCGCCACTAGTACGAAAAACTTCATTACTTCTCCAATCAATACAGAAACACAATAAAAACGGGAATGCCCGTATTGTATTCAATAGGGCGCCAACTCGGGCAATCCGATGATTTGGGGTGCGACATGTTGCGCATCGGTAGGTTCTATTGGTAATGCGGCGATTGGTGCCGGATCTTCTTGTGTGAGATAAAATTCTAAAATCTCAGTATCGACATTGTTTGGCACGGATTTTTGGCCACCTGGAGGAATCTGCCAATAACTTGCATCATGCAGGTTACCATTACTATCCATGCCAAACGGAGACGAAGGAAAAGTCCAACCTTTAGGCGCACCGGGAGGTGGCGGAATGTATCCCCATCCCATATTAGGTGCATTAGTACTCCCGTCGTAGTTTCCGCTGGTCTTCGTAGCTCCGCTTTGTTCGTAGGATTTCCATTCTCCATTGTCGGTGTGCTGCGTTGAATTATACACTCTCACCTCATTTCCAATAGAGCCGTAATTTGCGCGAGTTGGCTCTCCTAGATCACGGGCTACACGTGTTTCAAACGCTGTCGCTTGTGCCTCATTGTGACCAAAAATGACATGAGCAATTTCATGAACTAGCCCCATCGCAGGTGACTGGACCCCGAGAATACCTGTGTCCGAAATTACCTGTAATCCTTGGTTAGGATTCCAACTGATCTGTCCTGACGTTGGCAGGGCAATCGTAGGTAAGAGTGAGCCTACATGGATCGTTAGACCATCCAGGTTCGGATAATAAATTGCAAAGTTAGGGCTGTGCTTAATGTACTGCAATGTTAGCATTAACTGCCCCCTATCTGCCATGCTTATGCTCGGTACATGAATACTTATGGGCATATTATTTCTTTCATATTTCAGTTGTTACTGCAGGTCAACTTGACTTTGCAGGAAAATCAATCATATCAAAAAAATAGCTGGTAAAGTTCACCAACGGTAACATTGCGTAAAGAATATGTGATATTTTATGCAGCATAACTAACCAAACCGGCATTCACGTTCTTTAGCGTTGGAGGGCCTCGAAAAACCGTAGCGAGCGGGCGAAACTGGCTGTTTGCCAGGTCGGAACGGGCCGGCCGCCGTGCCGCTGGTATCCAAAGCATGGTCGCGACGGCGAAATTGAATGGGCTCGATCCTGCGCACTGGTTGGCCGACACACTTGAAAAGCTTCCAACCTGCCCGAACAGCAGGATCTACTCGCTGCTACCGTTCGCAAACTCTACACAGGTCTAAGCACCGATGGAAGGTGGGGCCGCTGGCCGCTTACCTTTTGGCGTCAGAACCAAAAGATCGACAAGGGGAATTTTCGACCGCTACGAAAGCACGATAAACCTTAGCGTGCTATTTTTTCCGTTTTCTCTGTTCTCCTCAAGTCCGACACCTCGGCGGCGATTCAGTACGCCCTCAATCTGTGGCCGGCCCTAGTGCGCTACTGCGACGACGGCGTGATCGAGATCGACAACTCGGCTGCTGAACGTGCCTTGCGCGGTGTCGCCATCGGCCGGCGAAACTATCTGTTCGCCGGCGCGGACAGCGGCGGCGAGCGCGCGGCCGCTATTTACTCCATGATCGGGACGGCCAAGCTGAACGGGGAAGCTGGCCTCTGCCTGAAAAACACGCCGCTTCCCAGCGGTGTGACGCCATCATCAGGCAATCCGACGTTCAGTTCGATAGGGTACTGGCCCTACGCTTACTCTGTGAGCGATGCCGGAATCCCGGCATCGCCAGTGCGATGTCGCGATGACGATATCGAGGTCGGGCCGCTGATCCTGGAAATGCACCGGATCGACGGCCCGGACCGCTCGCCCATGCAGATGATCAGCGCCGATCTGCTGGCGCACTACCAGTGCCGGGAGGCGGAACTCGCCGGGCTCAAGGCTGCGACCCTCGTGGATTATCGCTGATATAGTGTCATTTTATATAGCAGTACATGTGTGCGATGCCCTTCCGACCTGCCCTTACCCCACAAGATCTTGATGAAATCGGCGAGCGCCAAGATGTGACTGACATCAAGCTGCTGCTGTGCGAAATAAAGCGTTTACGTGCGATCGTCCGGCTCACTGACCAGCTGCAAGTCTCGTTAGATCGTACCGGGGATTGCATCTTGGATGCGCTTCGCGGTGAGCTTGACCGCGAGCCTTGGGTCAACGATGAAAGACGGCAGCGACGAGCACCTCGTCCAACGGTCGGCAATTGAGCGGCATCGAAGGGGGCGAATAAACCAGCCACGTTCTCGAAGGACATACTCAGTCAGCGCCTTCGTAGCCACTGGTACACGATCTGGCGGCGGTGCCCTACTGCTGCGTTCGAGGGGGCCCTTTCCTTAAATTTGAATTGTGCTGACCTTTACTTCTACAAAAAAGCAATGTTAAATTGTGACTTTGGGTGGCGAAATGACCACAGCAGCCTATCATCTAGTTTCACAACATTTTGGCAAACTTGTCTCCACAATAATTGTGGATGAGTCCCAACGCGGGATACTCCGATTTTCCGGAGGGGGACTGAAAAAGCATAGCGTTGACTTTTTGTTTGCCGTCGCAAATTTCAGTCGGATACCCAGCGAAATGTGTTTAACAGAATTTATCGTTAGGCGGGCAATTGCTCAAATGCATCAAATGCACCGTAAAGGCGAGCTTCGAATTCCGTCCTCCGCATTGCAATTATCGATGCAAAACGTGTTGTGGATTGGCGATCTGCTGCATGTTCCGTATGGCGGCGCTACGAACGGTGTTGATCCCAGCGCTAACCCGTTTTCCCAGCGCGATAGTCCGGATAATGATCGAGCTGGACTAGGTCAGGTGTCCCTGGCTTCGCAACCTTGAACGGTCGCGAACCTACGATCTTGCTCGGAAAAAAATTCTGTTGAGCTAAAAAGGCAGTCTAGATGACGGACTGACGTTATCGGGAGGTCCGGTTTCAGCCTCGGTGGGCAGTAAGCGCGAAGCATGCTTTCATTCCTCCACACGGGCACATCCGCAACCGAGCTGACTCGGTAGTGGAAGGGGGGAGGGATGAACCGTCGCGCTACGGCACTGAGTCGCTTGCCCACGCCCGGGAAGTGTTATGGGAGCCGTTGCGTACCATATGCGTTTTGGCGGATATAATTTCAGAAAAATTTGACGAGTTGCGATGAATAAGAAGACACCTGGCGAAATCGCCCGATCTGAATTTGCCGACCGCCTGCACGCCACAGCAGCGTTCGCACCGTACCGCCGTAGCCCCACAGCGCTGGCTAGGGCGTTTAATATTCGCTTCCCACACATGACGGTCACCTCTCACGCCGCACGAAAATGGCTCATGGGCGAAGCTCTGCCAACCCAAGAAAAATTAGTTGCTTTAGCTGAATGGCTGGAAGTTGAGCCGACTTGGTTGCGTTTTGGCAACGCGTCAAGTTCGGAGTCGTCGGCATCGGTGCAAAAGAGCGGGGATCGGATTGAATCAGACATTCGCCTGCTGAGTGAGCCAGAACGAAAGATCATTCGTGCTGCGCTGGATGCTGTGTTTTCAGCCCGGCAAATTCTGAAGTAATAGGACTATGCTGTCGAGCATCGTGTGTGCCAACGAAACGCAGGCCGCTAGGTGCGTTTCATCCAGATGCGCCCGATCGTGGAAGTCACCGTTTTTTTGATCTAGGGAGTGAATTTGTGGCAACGAGACCCTACGTCGAATATCTTGATTACGTCATCTACCCAGACGCGACCATTACGGCTACTGGCGAGTTTTCGGCCGAGGCGCAGATTGCAGGGCCGACGGGGTTCATTAGTTTTGCGGCCCTTGGAGTCTTTGAAACTGCTACTGCGGCGACCGACCACGCAACGCGGTGGGTGCAAGAATGGATTGATAGCGGGATCGCTGAGCAGGCGCTTGCTGATGCATTCAAACGAGACACGAATATAAGTCTGCACTCCGACCCCTCGTAGCTGCTGGATGTGCTGCAGCGCTCGTGGCACGTAAGGCCGCTCGATCGCCGAGCGCGTCCAGCTTGTTCATTTGACCGAATTGGCCTGACGACCGGGCCGGCCGCCTCCGCTTACATCAGGCCTCTGGCGCCACGCGCAGGACCGTCACCAAGTGATCGCCGAGCCTCCCCCACGCATCCCGCTTCTCGTCGGCATAGTCGTGGTGAAGGTAGTGCCGGCGCACTTTGCTGCCAGGCACACGTGGTTCTGGCACCGGTCGACGATGTTGAGCAACACGTCCAGACGCTGCATCCGCGTGGCGCCTGTGCGGCGCAGGTCGTGCGGCGTCCATGCACCAGTCTTGCCGTCGCCCAGCACCAGTGTATAGTCGTGCCGGCGCCGGTGACCGACCATCAGCCCCGCCAAATTAAACCGCCACGCGCAGCCCATCCAAGTAATCCGCCCAGCGCTGCATCATCTTGTGGCGCGCGGGAAGATGCGCCGTCCGGTTATATGCGCGGCCATTCGGATCTTTCACCGCGTGCGCCAGCTGGTGTTCGATCAGGTCGACGCGCTCGTTGAGTACCTCGTCCAGGATTGTGCGCGCCATTGCCCGGAAGCCGTGACCCGTCATCGTTTCCTTCGTGTAGCCGAGGTTGCGCAGCGCGGCATTGATGGTGTTCTCGCTCATGCACCGGTCATCCGATCGAATGCTGGGAAATACGTAGCGCCCGTGCCCGCTCATGGCGCCGACGCCACGTAGCAGCGCCACAGCTTGCTTTGCCAGCGGGACGATGTGATCGGTCCGCATCTTCATTTTGGTGCCTGGGATGCGCCACTCGGCGGCATCCAGGTCGAGCTCGGTCCATTCCATCGCGCGCAATTCCCCTGGTCGTTGAAAAACCATGGGCGCCAGTCGAAGGGCGGCGGTGCAGTATGGATGCCCGTTGTAGTTGTACATGGCGCGCAGCAGGGTGGCGACTTCCTTGGGTTCGGTGATGGAAGCATAGTGCGCTTGCGGTACCGCCGACAACGCGCCGCGCAGGTCCGCAGTGACATCGCGCTCGGCCCAGTCGTTGGATACTCCGAACCTGAAGACCTGGCCGCACAGTTGCTTGATCTTGTGAGCCGATTCGATGGCGCCCCGCGCTTCAATTTTCTGCAGCGCCGCCAAGACGTCGCGCGGTTTGATGGCCGATATTGGCATGGCGCCGATGGCCGGGAAAATGTTCTTCTCAAGCCACGACACGTTTTTTGCCTGGGTGGTTTCGGCCCGATCGGCAGCGGTCTTGCGCAGCCATTCGAGCGCGACAGCTTCGAAGGAGTGCACCTCGGCCGAGGTCTTCGCCACCTTCTCGTCCCGTTTCACCTGGGCCGGATCGAGTCCATCAGCGCGTTGTTTGCGCGCCGCCGCCCGTTTCACCCGCGCTTCGGCGAGGGAGACTTCGGGGTATGTGCCAAACGTTAGGCGATTCGACTTGCCGTCAGCTTGGCGGTAAGCCATGCGCCAGATTCGGGAACCGCTGGGAGAGACCTCGAGGTACATTCCTTGGCCATCGGCCAGGGTATAAGCTTTCGCCCTTGGCCTCGCATTTTTCACCTGCGTGTCAGTCAAAGGTGTGGCTAATTTAGGCAT